TTGACCATTCAGCTTCTTTTATTAGAGGTCTTTATATGGCAACAGATTTCGGTGGACGTGACTGTGAAGAACCTATGCAACAATCATTTGGAGACTTAGCATGACACCTGATTTTAAAGGCACTCACTTATTTGAAAGACTATGCTGGGCTAAAGAAAACCTAGACGGAGTGCAGTCAGACTACCGTGTAGTCTATGAGGACAGCATGGATGAGTGTGCTAAAATCCTAGTTGCAGACCCTAACTGGATGGCTTGTGCATTGCATGGCGGCATCTTACCGCCAGTGTGGGTGTATCACGAGTTGGCTAAAGACGAAGCACAACCTGATTTTAAGAAGCATACACGAGGCTATCTTCTGCATGAGACTGAGCCTATGCCAGCTATGACAGAAGAAGAAGCTATTGAATATTTAATTATGAAGGACATCCCTCAGTCTGTTTGGCAGAACTGGGATGAGGGCAACCGCCCGAAGATGGTGATATGTACTAAGCAACAATTACCAACAACTAGACAGTGGCGAAACGCATGGAGATTAGCGGCATGACTACATACATAAGAGACAAGGACGGTAACCAAATCGATGCGTCACAAGCTACCGTTCCAGCAAACAGAAACTTTAGAGACGCATGGTCATTATCTGGTGATGTTATCACAGAAGATTTAGACACAGCCAAAGAATTATTTAAGGACAAAATACGTCAGGTACGCATACCTCTGTTAGATGCAGAAGATGTTGTGTATATGAAGGCGTTAGAAGCTGATGATTCTGCGGCTAAAACAGCTAGTGTTGCACGCAAGCAAGCATTAAGAGATGCACCAGCGGCATCTGCTATTGCTAACGCTACTACGATTACAGAGTTAGTGGCGGCTTGGGATACCAGCATTTTAGGCGAAAGCCCTTACGCATAGGATACTTAAATGACAAGAGCAAGAGACTTATCGCAAGCTGTACCACCTGTTTACTTTGACGCTTACAAAGATGGCGCGTCACAAACTTTTGGAAGTTCAGCAATAATAGTAGACTTTGATATTGCAAGGCAAAACTCAGACGCTACTATTTTTAGTAATAGCAGTGGCGAGATTACAGTAAATGATACAGGTGTCTACAAAATAGAATATTCTGTTGTTATTGGGGTAACTTCTGGAACCGACCGTTCTGAAGGCTTAGTTCAGTTAGAGAGAAGACCATCTGGGGGGAGTTATGCCATAGTAGATGGGACTGCATCTTTTACATACAACAGACAAACATTCCAAGACTCAACAACAGCTTCCATTTCTATTTTACAATCTGTTGTTTCTGGTGATAGCTATAGAGTAAGAGTCTCCAGAAATAGTGGCTCAAGCACTCTTATTGTGAGGTCCTCCCAAGCAAGATTTAACTTTTTAAAGATAGATTAATGAGACAGAACTGGCAAATGTGGTCTGGCGGTGCATCGCAAGACACACTCAAACTTATAGCAAAACAAGCAGCAGCCGTACCATTCCAGGATGCTAAAATATTTTCTGACTCAAAGAAGAATGAGAAAGTTAGGCGCTCACAAATCAAGTGGCTCACGCATGACCAGACAGTCAGGGCTATTTTATGGAACTTTGTGCAAGAGGCAAATAGAAACGCATTTGGGTTTGATGTAACTAATGTAGGTGACATTCAATATACAGAGTATGATGAGGCTGATGAAGGTCATTACGACTGGCATCACGACATACATTGGAGTCAGGACAAGGCATACGACAGAAAGCTGTCCATAACTATTCAGTTATCAGACGGCTCTGACTATGAGGGCGGCAACTTTGAGTTTTGTGAAGTACCAAATCCTGACCTAGACGCTTCCAAGAAACTCGGAACTGTGTTAGTATTTCCCTCATACCTACAACATAAAGTAGCACCAGTAACAAAAGGTAAACGTATAAGTTTAGTCGGATGGTTTGAAGGTCCAAGATGGAAATAGACGCAATGCTATTCTGGAATATAATTCTCACAGTGGTGATTGCGCCTGTGTTCTGGGCATTTCGTCAGATGTTTGCAGAGGTAAAGCGTTTGCAAATACTGTTGAACAAAACCAGAGAGGACTATGCGACTAAGTCAGAACTACGTGACGATATGAGGCGAGTCATGGAAGCCCTACATAGACTGGAAGACAAACTAGATAAAGCCCTGAGTAAGTAGATGGTTGACCCAGTATCAGCCATGGCGATTGCTGGTACTGCATTTAATGCTTTAAAGAAGGGAGTCAGCATAGGGCGTGACATAGAGGCAATGGGACAAGACTTGTCTCGCTGGATGTCAGCCGTATCCGATATAGACCGCGCCCATCACGAAGCCAAAAACCCGCCTATATTTAAGAAACTATTTTCAGGCAAGTCTGTTGAGCAGGAAGCTATGGAATTGTTTACGCAAAAGAAACAGCTTGAGAATCAGAGAGATGAGCTTCGTAAATTAATTAGCTCTATGTGTGGCCCTGCTGCTTGGCAGGAGCTAGTCAAGATGGAAAGAGACATAAGACAACAGCGCAAGGAAACTTTGTACAAACAAAGAGAGGCTCGTCAGCACTTTATGGAAGTCGTAGGTGTAATATTTTTAGTGCTTGTTATCTGTGGATTTGGTATCTTATTATTATTCTTGTTTACTAGCAAAGGCGCATATTGATGTTTCAGCTATTAGGCCCTATAATCAGCCTCGGCAGTTCATACCTTGAGGGGCAAGTTACCAAGCAAAAAGCGAAGGCTACGCTTGCTCAAACTGAAGCTGAAGCCAAAGCCGAAATTATGAAAACAGCAGCAACCCATGACAGCAAGTGGGAGCTGATTATGGCTGAGTCTACACAGAACTCTTGGAAGGATGAACTTGTCACAATAGTTGTGCTAATACCTGTTGTATTAGTGTTCATTCCTGGCATGGAGAAAGTAGTAGAAAATGGTTTCAACCGTCTTAGTGAGTTACCTGATTGGTATCAGTATCTTGTTTTTTTGGTGTGCAGTGCTGCACTTGGTATTAAAGGGCTTGACAAATTCAGAGGTAAAAAATGAGTGCGACAAAGTTCTTAGAATGGAAAATATTGCCACGGTTTATGATGCTCGTTATGACTGTTATGTACATCCGAGTAATCGAATGGTTCATGAATATCCCGATGGATATTGTTACACCAGAAGCTACGGCCCTTACAGCTACGGTGACAGGCGCAATGACAGGGGCTTTTGGTCTTTGGCTGGGTAGTGAGGCAAAGAAATGAAAAAGAAATCTACTGTAAACAAGGCTGGTAACTATACTAAACCAACTATGAGAAAGCGTTTGTTTCAGCAGATAAAGTCTGGCGGTAAGGGCGGCAAGCCTGGTCAGTGGTCAGCTCGTAAGGCTCAGATGCTTGCAAAGCAGTATAAAGCCAAGGGCGGTGGGTACAGATAATGGCACTAAAGAAATCACAGAGAAGCCTGAAGCAGTGGACTAAACAGAAGTGGAGGACAAAGAGTGGCAAGAAATCCAGTGAGACTGGAGAACGGTATCTACCGTCAGCAGCTATCAAGAGCCTCACGCCGCAGGAGTACGCAGCTACCACGGCAGCTAAACGAAGAGGAACTAAAAAAGGTAAGCAGTTTGTATCCCAGCCCAAAAAAATAGCAAAGAAAACACGTAAGTATAGAAAGGTCACATAATGCCATACTCTAAATATTCCCCGAAGCAAAAGAAACTAGCGGCTATGGCTGCCCCTCGCAAGAAAATTACTGGCGCTGATTTAAAGAAGGCCAGTAAAATGAAAAAGAAAAAGAAATGAACATAGACCAATTACGAAAAGAGTTAGCCGAGGATGAAGGGTGTGTATTTGAAATATACCTTGACCATCTGGGCTATCCTACTTTTGGTATTGGGCATCTTATTCGCGCATCAGACCCTGAAGATGGACAGCCTGTCGGCACACCAGTCTCAGAAGACAGAGTTAAACAAGCCTTTGAAGCAGACATCGAAACAGTTCTTGAGGACTGTACAAGACTCTACGACAATTTCTACCTATTACCTGAAGAAGTGCAGTTAATCATTGCTAATATGATGTTTAATCTTGGCTATCCTCGCCTATCAAAGTTCAAAGGTATGAGAGCTGGGGTTGATGCTGAGAGATGGTCTGACGCTGCTGATGAGATGGTTGATAGCCAATGGTACAGACAGGTAACTAACAGGGCCGAGCGTCTAGTAGAGAGAATGAGGCAAGTAAATGGTTAAAGGAGACTCAAGATTAAAACGTGCAGGAGTGTCGGGTTACAACAAGCCAAAAAGAACGCCAAGCCATCCAACAAAAAGTCACGTTGTAGTCGCAAAGGTAGGGGACAAAGTAAAGACCATACGTTTTGGACAGCAAGGCGTATCAGGGGCTGGAAAGAATCCAAAAACTGCAAGCCAAAAAGCCCGAAGGAAGAGTTTCAAGGCGAGACATGCGAAGAATATTGCGAAGGGGAAAATGTCAGCAGCTTACTGGGCTAACAAAACTAAGTGGTAAGTCTCATCGTAAATACATTTTCGGGCAGCACTCTTATCTTGTAATGATTGCCACCTGGAAATCTTTTTTTCACATAGTAAAACTTAGCAAACGCTAAACGCCTGCATAAATACCTGTATTGTTTAACGTCATCTGTTTCGTACAAGTCACCGTACTGAGTTGTCCTCATTGCATGGTTCATTGTAGATGTGTCTTTAAACATAATAGGAATGCCGTTTCTTATTACCATCACATCCATCCATGCTTTTTCCAGCCACTAATATTCTTAGCATGTTCGCTCTTATCATTCCTTACCTTATTGGATATGCCTACCCACCTGGCTACATAGCCACCTCTTTTTTTCTCTTCATATTTATGGAAATTTATTACTGATTCATTTAGTTGTTCTAGTTGTTTCTTGAAGTCTTCTACGCTCATTTGCATCCCTCTTATTTTTATGAAAGCAATCATCATCCCTGCTGTAATCGCACAGAACTTTATTGCTTGACGTGATTACCCAATCACCATCTTTAACGAAATGTTTTTTGCCGCAATAGTCGCAAGTAATCTTGCGCATAGCTAACTCACGGCTAGTAGGCCCCTTCTTTTTAACCATCTATAATTCTCTTACTACCTACTTCCACTAGCTTTTCATCGTCCTTAACTTGAGAGCCAGTTGCTGCATATCCTGCCATATCAACATATGAGTCCTCATGGTCAGGTGTTTCTATAAGTCTGGCTAGCTTTACACTTATCATCATGGGCGCTACTTGGTCAGGACGTACCTTTGTTTGCAGTATCACAGACCATAAGTCTGCTATGCGTTTATGATTTGTATAGGCATCGCCATATGCAGAGCCTCGTACAGTTACAGCATCAAGTGCCGCTTTTAGTAAGTCTTCTTTGTTCATCTTAACCTCATAGTTAGTAGGGGTTGTCTTAATTTACCAATACAAAAGCGCTCAAAACGGAGAGAAAAAGCGCTCGGTAGGCTTGGCTTTAACAGTGTCGCTTACTGCATTAAGACGCGATTTGCCACACCCCTGGGCAGCAATGGGAGGAAAGCCTACCTATTGAATTAGAAAGGAATCTCGTCAACTAGCTCTGCATCTGACTTTGCCATTTCTTTTTTCATGTCAAAGCCACCGCTACTGCCACCACCTGTAGGCAAGGCATCTGCTGGTGCTGTAAGTGCTACAGAGTAAGTGCCATCATCGTTTTCATACAGACGTGCGTAGTATTTTACATCACCATATAATGTAATGTCTTGGTTTGCGCCATCTTTGTAAGGCTTGAATGATGCGTTACTAGCTATTGCTTTACCACCATCATCGTTTTTCCTAGCTTGA